ACAATCCAAAGTGGGTTGCTAAAAAGTATGGATTTAAGTCTGGTTTAGAGGAATCCATATCATCACAAATAGAAAGTAGAGGAATAGTAGTAGAATATGAAACTGAAAAGGTTGCATATATTATACCTGCATCCGAACATAACTACCATCCCGATTTCAAACTACCCAATGGTATTAGAGTTGAGACCAAAGGTAGATTTGTTGCAGCTGACCGTAAGAAACACCAATTAGTAAAGGAACAAAACCCTAATTTGGATATTCGTTTCGTATTTTCCAATTCAAAGAACAAAATCAGCAAAAACTCCAAAACTACATACGGAATGTGGTGTGAAAAGAACGGATTTAAGTATTCGGACAAATTCATCCCAGAAGAGTGGTTTTTAGAGGAAAATAGACCATAAATTATTTGGTAATATCAAATATTTGTCGTATATTTAGGGGGTGTTGAAGCAAAATGATAAGAATATAGTCGTATCTACTCTAACCGGTGCGTTAGGTAGTCATCTCACTCTAAAAGGGAATGAGCTAGCATTTTATTGTCCTTTTTGCAATCATCACAAACCAAAACTACAAGTTAATACGGAAACTCAAAAGTGGCATTGTTGGACTTGTAATAGTGGTGGTAAGAAATTGACCTCATTATTAAAGAAGTTGGATGTTGATAGAAAGACTATTTCTATTATTAGAGAAATCTACGGAGATAGCAATTATAACCCACAATTAGAGGACGCCGATACAAAGGTGTTCATTTCCTTACCAAAAGAATTTATATCGCTTAGTGAGACTCCAAAGGGGTTTAATCCAGAATATAAACATGCAATCCATTACCTTACTCAAAGAGGTATTACGGAAAAAGATATAGTCAAATATAATATAGGATATTGTAAAGAAGGATTATATGGACAAAGAGTAATTATACCATCATATAATTCCGATGGGTCATTAAATTACTTTGTTTCTCGTTCATATTATCCGGAGAACAAAATGAAATATAAAAATCCTCCAATCAGCAAAAATGTAATATGTTTTGACTCACAAGTTAATTGGAACGAACCGATTATATTATGTGAGGGTGTATTTGACGCAATCACAATTAAAAGAAATGCAATTCCATTATTGGGTAAGTTTCCATCCAGAACATTGGTGGAGAAAATCTTTATGAGTGGAATTACTGATATTATTATTTCATTGGATAACGATGCTATCAATGAGGCACTTAAAGCTGCTGAGTATTTTAGAAAGCAAGGAATCCATGTGAAGATGATGTATATGAAAGATAAAGATGCTTCCGAAATTGGTTATGAAAAGTTTTATGAAGAACTAAAGAAAACTAAAGAATTTTCATCGGAAGAACTATTGTTAAATAAAATAAATTCATTATGAGTTTAAAGAAGATTTATCATATTGCGGATGTACATATCCGTAACGTGAAAAGACACAAAGAGTATAGACAGGTATTTGAATTGATGTTTGAGGAAATCCGTAAAAGAGGAACCGAAGACGCAATTATATATTTAGCAGGTGATATTGCACATGCGAAGTTGGAAATGAGTCCAGAATTAGTCAACGAAATAAGTTGGTTATTCAAAGAGTGTGCTAAAACTTGTCCTACAATTCTTATTACCGGAAATCACGATTGTAATATGAACAATATGGATAGAATGGATGTTCTTACTCCTATTGTGGATGCATTGGAATTAAAAGACTTTTATTACCTAAAAGATACACAGGTATTTTCTATTGGTGGTGTTGATTTTTCAGTATTTTCAATTTTGGATAACAAAGACAATTGGATTACTGCTGATAAACTTATTGGTAATAAAAAGATTGCATTATTTCACGGACCTGTTGATAATTCTCAAACCGATATTGGTTATGTAGTAAGTAGTAGACATTTTACAACGGATATATTTGATGGTTTTGATTTAGCCTTATTAGGTGATATTCATAAGCGTCAAGAGATGATAAGTCCGAAAGGTTGTAAGGTAGTTTATGCGGGTTCATTGGTTCAACAAAACTTTGGTGAAACATTGGGTAGACATGGTTTTTTAGCATGGGATTTAGATACAATGTCTTACGAAGAAATTGATATTCAAAATGATTATGGTTATTATACAATGGATATCGACAATGGTAAAGTTCCAGTTGTAAATGATATGCCAAAACATCCTCGTTTAAGAGTAAGATTATCAAACACCGATACTGCCGATACTAAAAAGGTAATTGCAGAAATCAAAATGAAATATGGTGTTGAGGACTTTACAATTATCAGAACAGACTCATTATCAAAAAAGAAAACAGGAGATAGACAAAACAAATTAGACTTTGAAGATATTTCCGACATCAATTATCAAAACTCTTTAATCAATGAGTATGTGGATAGAATGATGCCATTTGTTGATAAGAAAGATTTAGCAGAATTAGAAAATATTAACAGAGATGTAAATAGTAGAATTGTACATGAAGATACTTTAAGAAACATTATGTGGAAACCAATTAGATTTGAGTTTTCTAATATGTTTAGTTATGGTGAAGATAATAAAATTGACTTTACAAAGTTAAATGGATTGATGGGATTGTTTGCACCAAATGCACAAGGTAAGTCATCTATCTTTGATGCTATTTCATTTTGTCTTTATGATAAAAGCAGTAGAGCATTCAAAGCAGCTAATATTCTAAACAATCGTAAGACCGATTTTAGATGTTATTTGAATTTCCAAGTTAATGGAGTAGATTACTTTATTGAAAGAACTGCAAAAACAATTAACAAAGGTAAGAATGTAAAAGTAGATGTAAACTTTTGGTATGTTGATGGTGATGAGAAAATATCTTTGAACGGAACCGAAAGGAGGGATACTAATACAGTAATTGAGCAGTATGTTGGTAAGTATGAAGATTTCGTATTAACTACATTATCGTTGCAGGGTAATAACTCCATATTCATTGATAAGTCACAAAGTGAGAGAAAAGACTTACTTGCCCAATTTATGGGATTGAATGTTTTTGACAAATTGTATGATACAGCAATCGAAGATATCAAAGAAGTTTCAGTATTGATTAAGAACTTTAAGAAAACCGACTTTACAACGGAACTTGCGGATAAAGCAAATGAGTTGAAAGATAAGAAAGGTGAATTAAAAGAGTTTGAGAAAGAATTGGCTAGATTGAATGGTGATAAGGATGGGTTGGATAGTGTTATATTAGAATTAAGTAGAAACCTTACTCCAATTGATGGTAATTTAGACTTACCTACATTGGAAGAAAAGAGAAAAGAAATCAATGAGAAATTAGAAGTTTTAGAAACGGCATACGGAACAAAAGAAAGAAACATTGAAATCTATAAAGAAAAAGTAGATGAATTATCACAATCAATAGAAGATAAAAAATCATTTGGTGGAACTATTGATATAGAAACGGCTTATTCAAATTATCAAAGAGAACAAAAAGAATTAACCGAAGCAACAAAAGTTTATGATATTGCAAAAGAACATGTAAGTTCTGCAGAAGAAACGATTTCACATTTAGATAATCATAAATACGACCCAAATTGTGAATTTTGTTGTGATAATGTGTTCGTAAAAGATGCAATGAGAGTAAAAGAATTATTACCTCAATTGAAAGAAACTTTTAAAGAGGCATTGGTTAATTGTACCGGTATTCAACAAACTTTGGATACTATGGAAGGTGTAGAAGAACAATACAATGAGTGGAATGATTTAAAAACAAAACTTTCACAAGCCAAAGGTATCTTAAAAACGGCAGAAGCTGAATTATCTGGTTTGGAAACAAAGGAAGAATTATTACAACATCAATTAGACAAAGTTGAAGAAGACATTGAAAAATATTTTGAAAACGAAGAAACAATTGAAAGTAATAAAGAGTTAGAAAAACAAATCAAAGAATTAGAAGTAGAGAAAAAGAAAATTGAGTCGGACATTAAAGATATCAGTAAACAAATAGCAACTACAAATGGTTCTATTTCATCATTAGAGACCTATATAGGAGGTATCAAACAAAAGATGAATGATGTTAAGGAATTGGAAGAAAAGAACCGATTATACACCTATTATTTAGATGCTGTAAAGAGAGATGGTATTCCATATGAGTTGATTAGTAAAGCTTTACCTGTAATTGAAAATGAAATCAATAACATTCTTGCACAAGTTGTAGACTTTGGTGTGACAATGGAAATGGATGGTAAATCAATCAATGCAAAAATAGTGTACGAAGACCAAGAATGGCCTTTGGAGATGTGTAGTGG